TAGGTTTGGCTTCTGATTGAACATCGTTTACCTTTTTTTCCAATATTGGGGCTACTAAGTATTCGGGACACATCTGAGTAAACAAGCACTTAGGCTTTTGACATTCCTCTGCATGGAAGTAATCAGGGTTTTGGCATTTATACCGATACCTGTCTTCACATCCTGATAGCATAAGTGCTATAAAAATCAGAATATATTTCATTTACCTAAACCAATCCTTCCAAGTAAGAGATTGACAATTCTGTCTGACAAGTCATCAGGTAGGAACTTCAGAAACCCCAAGAAATAAAGTGCCACTACCCCGTAAACGAAGATTTTTAAGCACAAGTCAAAAGTCTTTTGGTACTCATTCATCTGCCACATCTACGAGTGGTTGCACAGAAATCCATCATCTCATTTACACCAACAAAGACTAAAAACAGCACAAAGAAGATTCCACCTATTGCCAAGCCAATCTCTAGTTGTTCTTGCTCTTTCTCTTTGGCGGCTTTCTCTGCTTTCTTTAAAGCACTTATCTCTTTGGCATCAGCTAAATCCATCTCTGCTTGACGAGCCTTAATTTTCTGCCACACGTCAATTCGGCCAGATTGCATAAATAGCAGTTTGAGACTTTCTTCAAACCGATTCGCCTCATCAATCGCCATTTCTATTTGCAAGGCCGTACCCATGTTAGAGCCTTTGCCAGACTGCTTGGCTTGAAGCATGGCCTTGGTAGCTACAGACTTTGCGTCAAATAGCTTACCAATCATGGGTGCAAGAGAACCTAAGTCATTGGCAACATTTGCTGCCTTCTTGACCATGCTGATTGCTGACTGTATGCCAGCTAGTGCTGTCATGGGGTCGATGGGAATCATACAACCTCTGGCAAGTTGTAATACTTAGCTTCACCATCTTTTCTTGCTACTACTGCATCCTCTAAATTTTTGTAGTAACCAAGCCATTTATTCTTTTTGTTTACTTTGACAAATACAGTCCAACAATTATGACTTTTAATCCACGACACACCTATGTGACCACTTTTGTTATGGCTTGGCAATGAAATGTTTTGTGCGTTATCTGTAGTATTTACATCACGCAAATTACAAAGTCTGTTGTCATTTCTAATTTTATTTTTATGGTCTATGTATTTATTTGGAAAACTTCCATAAACATAAAGCCAAATCAATCTATGCACACTATAGGAAGTGCCATTTATCTTTACTGTGTAATAGCCGTGACCATTAAGTGCTTTTGCCTCTTGCCAAGGTTTAACATTTCGCCCATTACCATTACGCCAAAGTAGCATCCCACTTTCAGCATCATAGTGAAACAAATTTTTAACTGTATCTTGGTCTATCATTTCTTATCTACCTTTTTCCATTCAATACAGTAGACTTTTCGGTTGTACACATCGCCAACCCAAACCCACTTAACACATCTGTACTCAATAGTTACAGCCAACAAAAACGCTAGTACCATGCCCACACAATAATGTAGGCACACCAAATGACAGTAATACAAAAAAGGACTGCGGTAGTAAAAGCCACAGCCCAATCTTTCATTTTTCTTGCTCGTCAGGTTTAGCTGATGCTTTTGCAATCTTTAAGTGTTGGTGCTTAAAGTAAATGTTTACAAATAAGCCAATTAAAGCAATTACAACACCAGAGACAGCAGCAAACTCATTGGCTGTTAAACCAAAGATAACTGCTGCGCCAGAACCACCATAAGTGGCTGCTGATGCTACCTTTGTGCTAATAGCCTCGTTTGTCATGGTGCGTCAGGCCAAGTAATAGTCCAAGGGAAACCTGTCTGCGTAGTCACATCACGCAAGGCTTGACGATAGGTAGCCCATACTGCTTTGTCAACAGGAGCATCAGCTACTTGTGTCCAATCACAGTCTTTTAGTTTCTCATCCCTTGAAGCACGAACACTCTTAGCCTGTTCAGCATCCTTAGAAGCCTTGTAAGCCACTTCTTGTTCAGCAGCAGCAGTAGTTACACCATCAACCACTTGGTCAATGAAAACAGGGCCAAGGATATATTTGGTGTACCACTTACCATCAATTTGCTCTACACCAGAGGCTTGAGAGTATTGGTAAACAGTTCCACCAGTTGCTTGTGCGCCTTCAAAGACTACATCAGCACCCAAAGCCGTTAATACTTCAGTTGTTGTTATGTCCCATGATGGGCCACCATTGGCTTTTTGATATGCACGAAATTCACTTTCGTACATGACTGCGCCTGTTGATTGAATTCTGATTTGCATTTTGTTTCCTTTAAGCAATAGCCCAATAGACGAATTGATCGCCATTTGCATTGATACCCACAGGTGCAGTTGAACTGATCTCAAATCCTGCGCTGTAGGTGTCGATGTAATCAGTGTTGGTCACTTCAGCGGCATTGCTGTTAAGCAACAGGTAAGGGTCGTTACCAGACACAATGCCTCTAGCCGTATCCCATACATAATAACCATAAGCGTAATCATTGACGCCTACGTTTTTAATAAGTACAAACCTTGCACCAGCAGCAAAGCCACAATCTATTTGCTGAGTAGTTCCTGTTCCGGTGTAAGTTCCAACTTTAGAAACTCCAGCACAAGTTGCCGCTAAATAAGCAACATAAGTGCCGCCTGAAGCATTAACTGGTGAATTAACGCCAACTGTAAAAACAGAACTTGTTGGACTTGTGTTGTTAAAAAGTCCACTAGATGTAACTTTATCGTTATCAGGCAGTTGAACTGATTTAGTATTTCCTAAACCAGCAAAATAAAACTGCCACTGAGCAGTTGTATCTCTACGCTTAATAAGCATCATCTCAGGTACGGCCTGTAAGTTATGGCTAAATGTGGTTGCAGAACCCGTCCCTGTATAGCAAACCTCATCAAAGAAGCTGGGGGCACGTTGGAATGCCTCAAGAACATAAGTCCTTGCAGACGAGTTTAGTCGGCCAATACCATTGTTGATAATCTTAAATTGAGTATTGCTATCAAACCCTATATACCCATTAAGAGTGGGTTCAGCAGCAGTTTGCCAAGTATCCAAAGGCCATTTATTTGGGCCACGCAGACGATCCACAGCAAAGAATCCTGTAGTGGCATCTCTGGATGTAACAAAACCTAAATCAACAGGGAAGTTTGTTGTTTGGTTATTGTCTACATCGTTTCCACTGTATGCCATAGGTTTAAAAACCTTAGTAGCATCCGTAGGCACTTTCATCGGGCCACGGCGGATGGCTATGTAAATAACTTTTAATCCACTAGATTGACTAGTTACCTGAAACCCAGTTGCGGTTGGTTTCCACCCACCTCTTGTTGTTTCTGCCGCAGAAGAATTTGGAACAAGTTGCTTAGCAGAGCCTTGCGATGTACTATTATCCCAGCCACGCATAGTATCAAATATTCTCCAATCTTCACTAAAAGTTTCAGCAAGTTTTGTTAGAAGAAATTGAGGCTCCCATCCTAAGTTGACTGTTGCGTCACCAGAACCATCCCCCACATAACTCCCACAGCTAATCACATTGTCTGTACCAGTTAGGCCAAAGCCTCCTGCGTCATGGGCGAATAGGTAAGCTACGTATGTGCTGCCTGATTCATTCATTCCAAGGTCTGCAGTTAATGTAAAACTTGTAGACGTAGCATTCCACATATTGTTACTAGATACAAATGGTGCTGCAGTTGTATTTAAACGTAATGCTTGGAAATTCCCAAGAGACCTATGGTATGTAAACCAATTGCTTGATTCAGTTGTATTTTTAGTAATAATACAACCAGGAGTGCTTCCAAGATTATGCGTAATTGTCCTTGGATAAATAGAGTCCCCGCTCCAAGTTACGATATCAAAGAACTTTGGTGCTTTTGCAAAAGACCAAGAGACGTAGGTAACTCCGTTATTATTAAGACGAGCTGAATCACCAATTGAAAACCCAGTCGTATTTGCAGAAGTTAATACGTTTCCTGGGTTAAATTGTTGGTCTGTGTTATTGGATACTAAATATCTTGTTATACCTCTAGAAGTGTCTGATAAATAGTTCTGACCAAAAGTTGCATCTGTTGATCTATTTTTGCCCCAAACCAACCCACCTTTAGTAGACAAATCGATGCCATTAGTAATGGTCTGTGTAGAGCCATTCCCTGTATATAAAAATGTAGAAAAATAATCTTCTATATATTTAGGTACGGCAGCAACCCCGCCACCAAATGCGTCATAACTTGCTGCTCCGCTAGTCGATTGTAAAGGCATTGTTATTCCTTGCTCTTGCAGTTATTCATGTGCCACTTAGCTAAGTTTCCACCACTTGCCATTATTCCGCAATGTGGGCATTGTTCTTTACGCTTTGGCTTCTTCATGTTAATTGTGGTTGATTTCTTTACGCCAGTTGTACCTGCAATGATTGCTTGTCTACGTTGTTCTGAACATGGATTACTTCTGCCTTTAAGCGATTCACTAATCCTTTGCTTTTGCTCATCAGTCCAATCATGCCTAGTTTTGGCAAGTGTTTCTGCGCTATGTTTATAGCCTTCAGTTCCATCACCTCCATCAGTTGCGTTTGTCAGGTCAATGCCAAACCCACGCATCTCAGCAATCAAGAAACACTCAAGTTCTTTAGCCTGTTCATGGCTGACATTTTCTTCAACTTTGTTAACAACAATGTCTAAGCCAAGACTTTGAATCTTACGAATCTTGTTTAACTTATATGTTGGCTTATCAGAGTTCTTGGCCTCCCAAGCATGAAAGTGGCAACGTCTACCCACACCCTTACCAACATAAAAGGGCATCCCATTTCTAGGGTCTGTCAGCATGTAAACGTAGGCTGTGTTCATCATGCCTTAAATTGTGTGTTGCTTGCCAAGACTGTGAAAGTCGCACTACCTGTTTTTATTACGAGGTAGCGGTAACTGTCTATTCCACTTGCATTTCCCGCAGTAGGCGCACCACCTAACCACCTAGTAGTTACTCCTGATGTAGTGCCATCAACTTGCACAGCAGAGTTGTAGTAAGCAGTAGAGCCTTGAGTAACTAAGAAAGCCACAGTCATTGATTGACCTGTACTCATCAAAGTATTCAAGGAAGTACCGCTAGAACCTCTGAAGTTTACTGTCCAGTTAGCACTTGCGTTACTTGTGTAGTACAGAACTGACTGAGTTGTAATGTCGTAGTTAATCGTTCCAGTAGCCGCAGTTGCTGATACTGTTGCAACCTCTGCCGCATCGTTTAGAACAATCGCAGTAGCTGATGAAGTTCCTGTAAAGGTTTGTGTGCCAGTAAAGGTGTTTGCTACGTTAACAACAGCAATATTAGCCCCTGCCAAAGTAGATGCACCAGTACCACCATTAGCGATAGGAAGCGTACCAGTTACACCAGTACCCAAAGGAAGACCTGTAGCATTGGTTAAAACACCACTAGCAGGTGTTCCCAACTGAGGAGTAGTCAGGACAGGGCTTGTCAATGTCTTGTTTGTCAGGGTTTCTGTACCTGTTAAAGTAGCAAATGACCCTGCTGTAAACGCTGCGCTAGTCCATGTTGAACCTGTCCACACAAACAAGTTATTTGTAGCTGTATTCCAATACAAAGCACCTGTGAGCAAAGTATTGCCATCATTGTCTACAGTAGGTGCAGTTGACTTGCTTCCTAAGTAGCGGTCATCAAACGCATCGTAAGTGTTTGCAGCACTCGTAGCACTAGCAGCAGCAGCCGTTGCGCTTGTAGAGGCATTTCCTGCGCTTGTGGAGGCATTTGAGGCACTCGTAGAAGCGTTGGAGGCAGAAGTCGCAGCAGCAGCAGCACTTGTCGCAGCAGAAGTTGCACTACCTAAGATGCCATCAACATAAGTCTTAGTGGCAGCGTCTTGGTTATTGGTAGGGTCACCCAATCCAGTAATCTTAGACGTACCCATCGCAATAGCACCACTCATCGTGCCACCAGTAGTAGATAACTTAGCACTTAAAGAAGAATCAACTTCAGTCTTTGTGTAAGCATCTGTGATACCGAAACCAGAGATAGTAGTGGGATTCGTACCAGAAGTGATACGTCCAAATGCGTCAACAGTTACAGACTTATATGTACTAGCAGTAACGCCAGTTGTAGCCAAGTCAATCTCATCAGCACCAACAACAATTCGTGCGCTTGATGCAGTATTCACGTTAAGCGTGTTACCTGTCTTGCTCATACCTGTGCCAGCAATCACTTGACCAGCACCTGAGAACTGCGCCCAAGTAATCGCTGTAGTGCCTAAAGTACCGCTTGGTGCAATAGTACAGATAAATCCGTTATTTCCGTTAGTTGTACCACCTTCAACAAAGGTGTAAGCAGCTACCAATTCAGCATAAGTATCAGCATCTGTCGTTCTAGTCCATGAACCAGATGCACACAAGTAAATACCATTAGCAGATGCTGTAGTCTGGTCTTTAACCAATACTCGGTCACCTGCGATAACAGAAACTCCGTCTATGGTCTGTGCGCCAGATAACGTAAGGTTAGCAGTAGAAGCAGCAACCACAGAGGCTTTGGCATCAATACCTTGGGCAATAGCGTCTACATAAGCCTTGGTTACAGCATCAGCATCAGCCGTAGGAGTACCAAGACCTGTAATCTTGTTTGTACCCATAGCTAAAGCACCAGACAGAGTGCCACCAGTTAGATTCAGCTTCAAAGCGTCTGCTGTATCTACATAACCTTTAGTAGCTGCGTCTGAAGCATTGGTAGGTGTAGCAAGACCAGTAATCGTTCCTACTGTCCCAGAAGACATATCCAATGTGCCATCAATCGTGACATTATTGAATGTAGAAGTTCCTGTAGCCGTTGTGACGTTACCAGAGACATTTCCTGTCAAGTTACCTGTGACATTACCTGTAACAGCACCTGTGTGTGTTCCTGTGGTGTTACCAGTTACGTTACCTGTCAAACCACCAACAAAGCCTGTAGAGGCAGTTACTGTCGTTCCTGTGATAGCTTGGGCAGATGAGCCACCGATAACAGCACCATTGATTGTTCCACCAGTAATAGTGGCAGACGATGATGTGAGTGGGCCTGACAGACCAGCCGTAGCCGTTAAAGTGCCTGTCAGCGTAGATGTTCCAGTAACAGATAAGTTACCGCCTACAGTTACATTGTCACCAGCAGAACCATCTTGAAAGTTCTTCAACTGAGCCATCAATGTACGGATAGCATTGTTGACCAAAGATGGGGCCATACCCTCCGCTAAGTTAATACTGTTAATGTCAGTATTGTTATTAGCGGTACTGCTGTATTCTGAAATCTTGGTCTTTGCCATGTTAGTCCTTAGTTGGTGTTACCCACACCATTTATGTCAATTCGATATGGTTTTTCAGTTAAACCAAATGTAGCCCCATATCCTAACTGAAGTGCTTTGCGTTGTAATTCTTTACTCAAAGGCTCTACTGTTGTGGTCGTTGCTTTTTTCATCAATGAAGCAGCCAGTTTAGGGTCTAGCATTGCGTTAACCAATAACTCACGGATAGCGTCATCTGTGCCGTTGTAAAGCCAGTTCATTGGTGCAGATACCTTTTGCAAAGCAAGAGGAACATCACCAAACATTTGCTTACCAACCATTCCACCAATCACATTAGCGGTACTCATGTTTTTAAATGTGTCTGAGCCAGCCATCTTGGTTGCTCTTGGTAATACGCCACTATCTAAGTCTTCAGCAACACGCTTTAACACCGCAAGTTGCGTAGAAGAAAGGTCTGTTTCTTTCTCTGCTGCACGAATAGCACGAGTAAATGCAGGTTGTGAAATCAAATAATCATTAGCCCTTGATGGGTCAGGAGTAGTTGAAAGAACCTTGCCTCTAAACTGTTGTGCAGCTTCAAGACGCTCAATGCCTCTACTAGAAGCAGCGTATTTACTCAAATAGTCTTTGTAACCAGTAGCACCAGCTTCAATAGCGTCATCTACTGCACGAATGACAGATTCAAGTTGTGGTTTAGCTGCTCGATATGCGCCTGATGTTGGGCCATCTTTAGCAGACTTATCTAACAAGCCTTGAGCAGCAGCCCTCAAATCTTTACGAATCTCATAAAGTTCAGCAGGTGTAGATGCACGAGCAATATCGTCTTTTGCATCTTTCATTACAGACATAACAGTCTGACGCTTACCTACTGGTGAAGCAAGAATGTCATCAATAGTCTTGTTAACTGTTAAAGCAATAGCAGATTGGAATGTATCTGGGTCAACAGTAGAGTTAGCAAATGCTTGTTCTCTTAGTGGAGAAGTTACTTCTTCACGCTTAGTTAATGCAGATTTAAGTACATCCTCATCTTTTGCAAGACGATTCAAAATAGCCATCTGCGCCCTGTTAGCTTCTAATGCTTGAGTAGCAAAACGTCCACCAGTTACATCTAACCCTTTGATTGCAGTCTCAGCGTTAATCAATCCAATGTCACGAGTCGCTTGTGCAGTTGTAGGTGTATAACCGCCAATCTTAGGAACATAAGTAGCACCAGACTTAATTGCTTGTTCAGCATCAGACGCCAAGTTACGCAATACATTGCCTGTGATTACTTCACGCCCTGCCTCAGTAAATGGGCGCACAATCTCTCTAGTTGTACGAGCAAGAACAGGCGCAGAACCCACCATGCCACCTGCTGTAGTAGCACCCGCCAAAGCACCTAATGTTTGACCAAGTGGGCCAACATCACTCTCACGAGCAGCACCAGATGCCAATGCACCACCAGCAGCAGCAGCACCTTGAGTCTCTAAACTCTTGGTAAAGAAGTCTTGCGCTGGTACTGGTAAATATTTAGCAACAGCAGCAGGGGCAGCAACGCCAAATCCTGCACTTGTTACATCTTGAACAATGCGCTCTTGTGGTGTTTGTGGAGTAGGAACACCAATTCGAGTCATTAAGTCTTGCAGACCTTGACTACTAGGCTTCATAACTTGGCGACCTGCCAAAATGTTAATTAACCCTGTAAGAGCATCTGCACCAATAGTAGGTAATGACAAAGCACCAGTTAATGCTGCTCTACCTGTCAAACCTAATTGCCTGCCAAGGTCTTTAGCACTACCAATTTGCATTTGCTCTGGACGAGGATAGCTAGTAATTTCTTTAATAGCTTCTTCTCTTGTCATCTTCTTAGCAGGTGCGGTAGGTGCAACTTCGCTCTTTGATTGCTCTAGTGCAAATTTATATGCTTCTGCGTCAGTCAACTCCCTGTCAGAAGTGACTTCGTATGTGCCTTTGCCTTCAATGGTTACTTCATAGGTTGCCATCATCAACCTTTCTTTTTAACAGTTACGCCAGAGGGTAATGTCTCAGGAACTCTTAAAGAGTCATAAGGGTTAACAATTGCTTCTGGCTTACCACCAAGTTCAGTATTAAGACCACGATAAACATTGATTGTTGGCTCAAGTGCTTTTTTTCTTTCGGTAACAATACCATCCACAATGGCTTTTAAATCATCACGTTCTTTAGGTGTGAATGTTCCACCTTGTAATAATTTTTGTGCAGCCAGTTGAATGTTTGTTGGGATAGACCTATTACCAATAATGGTGTTTACGTCACCCTGCTGAACAGCACCTGTTTGGTCGTAAACTTTTGCAATGTTGTAAATCAATGCGCCATCAGCACTTGTATTGCCTGATTTTGCTTTTCCATAAGCATCATAAAAAGCAGATGCACGACCAGCGACAGTAGTGTCACCAGTATCTTTTAAAGTGCTTTGCCATTGATTGACTGTAGCAAGTTGTTGTTTATTAACTGCTGTCTTGTCATTCAAATCAATAGCAACTTTAGGTGCTTTACCTGCGTCTTTTCTGTCAATGTAAGCCTTGACTAATGCTCTTTCAGTCATGGTCATTTCATTAACTGGAGTCATGATTCCAAGAACTTGTCTTGCTTCTTTTACATCTCCAGCAATATCTTCTTTTTCTTTTTTTGGTGCGCCTGTAGCTACAGCCATTGGCTTACCATCAGCACCAATTTCATAACGAATTTGACCTTCTCCAAGCGTATAACCTTCTGGGCGCATTGCTTTCTGAGAAGCAACCAACTCAGCTAAAGTCTTACGTCCTTCAGCAGAACCCATAAGTTGGGGCGCAGCACGAGCCAAATCAAAGCCACCAGCAGTCATGCCTTCACCTACTCGCTGACCCATTATGTCCTCACCATAAATCTCTTGAGGCTTGGTTACAGCACCTTGGATAACACCTTGAATTCGTTGTTGTTCAGCTAGTTGTTGTTGTTCTAACTTACGTTTACGAATCATGTCAGCCAATTGGACATTTTGTAATTGGCTTTGCAATGTTTCTTGCATACCACCTTTATAGGCTTGCTGACCTTTCATTAAGCCTTCAGCAATAGACTGTCCTGTATTGCCACCTTGGAATAAACGCCCTGCTAGGGCATACAAGGCTTGTGCTTGTGCATCGTCACGATTACGCTGAATGTCAGCAGGTGACATACCGAGCAGACCCATTGTGTCTGCACCGCCTGTACCAAAAATGTCTAATAGTCCAGCCATGTTTAATCCCACCAGTTAGAGCCAAGAGCAGGGTAATTAGTGTCAATAGTTCCCATGTTAGAGCCACCACTTAAAAAATTTCTTCCGCTATTCCAAAGGTTACTAATACCAGTAGAGCCACCTAAGTTCTTATACAAACCACCACCAACAGCAGCAATACCTAATAAGTTTTGCAATGATGAAGTATCAGCAGCACCACTAGACGTAGACTGTCCAACTCGTCCTAATGGGTTTCCATAGACAAGTGACAGATAGTTCTGCAAGTTTTGTTGTGGCTGGTTTTGCAAGAAATTAAACTTAGCAATGTCTGCTGCTTGTTGTTGACCTGTATAACCCTCACGGATTTGACCAGCTTGCAACATATTCTGAATGTCTTGGTAATCAGCTTGAGCCATTTGAGGCGCAGCCATCGTAGCAGCTTGCTGTCTTGCTCTCTCATCAGCGTAGTTTTGATACGCAAGTTGACCAGCAGTATTAGCTAAATTTTGTCCAAATATACCAGTTGCCCTGTCTTGCAATGAACCCATAGCACCAGAGCCGTAACGCCCTGCTAGGCTTGCTTTAGATGCAATATCACCTAAGGTTGTTTGAAACTGAGTCTCAGCCGCTTTTGCTGCTGGCGCATAAGCACCTTGGAAGAAAGGGTTTCCACTTAGAAAGCCACCAGAAACTGTGTTCTGTAACTGACTTTGAGCAGACTGAAGTAAGGGATTACCCGCAGAAGCACGAGCCTCTAAAGCCTGTAGACCAGTTTGAGTGGTAGTGCTAGGACTTACATAAGTCTGACCACCATAATACTGTGGGCCACCGCCCTGATACGCTTGCTGTGCTTGCTGTAAGCCATACGAAAGGTACGGCTGAATTGTTGGGTCAATTGACGATGTGGTAGTGGTAGCCATCTTTTACTCCTAGAGTTTCGGATTCCAAGATGGGTCATCCACGGAATCCATTATACATAAATTATTAAAATCAACCAATAATTGCATACCGATATGTCTTATTTGCAGTCGAATTTGCAAAATGGGTAATCGTAGCCGTACCCTGTCCTTGGGAACTAGCATAGATATTCGTTGAGGCAGCGAGTGACACTAAGTTAACAGTCGCTATCACAGATGGCGTAGCTGGTCTAGTAGGGCTTGTTCCAGCCACATAATGCTCAATTACTACACCAACATCTGACGCTCTCCACATCAACTGAATGTAGTCATTAGCTGCCAAATCTACATAAAAGTTCATTGCCCCAATTAAGTGATATGGGTCACCAGATGCTTTTCTCTGAGCTAAACCAAACCTACTATTTGAGCCAGTTATATCTGTGCCATTCTTTCTAAACCAAATATCCGCATCTTGTGAGTCGTTTGTTGTGTTTTTCAGTTGGATAGAAAACTGTATGTTATACAAACCTGCTGCTTTTACATTCAACCTAGAACTATTTGATAAAGTAACTCCATTAGAGAAGTCGGTTGTATCAAATGTAATAGGATACGCAGTCGTTGTATTAGCTACAGTCTGGTCTGTTCCATCTTGAAAAGAACCATAAGGCGCAGAATCAGCAAAAGCAGCAGCAGAGGCAGGGACAAAAATGATAACGCTATCTGGGCCTATCCTTCGGTCTGTCAAAGTGGTAGTTAAAGCACCACCAGTTGCTAACGTCAAAGTCCCTGTGTTATTGGTCTTGCCATCCATAATTCCACGGACAACTTCTGCCACGGCTCGTTGGTCACCACCAAATGCAGGTAGGCTTCTAAACATCAGCGCACACCTTGACCAGCTACATCCACATCTACAGCAACAGCATTTTTCCAATCTGCGCCAGTAGGATTAACTTGGATACGATGGTAACGCCCTGCGCTACGCAAAGAAACCCTGTTCTCTGAGTCGGCAGCTACTGGAGTCCCAAAGGTAACGTCTTGGCTTAACAATGTGCGAGAAGCCACAGCGACTGTTGCTGAACCATTGTCTACCAATGGACGAGCCAAAGTGACCACAGATGGCCCACCAAGGTCAATGTCTCCAGTAGCAATTCTGCCCGAAAGAGGCTGACCTGTGTATGTGAAAACCTTTGCGCCTAACGTACCACCAAGGAAATACTTACCACCCACATAAAGGCGTGAGTCAAGGCTTGTT